CATTGCCACAAGGGCAGTCGACAGCACGCTCCGCCGACTTGGCGAATCATTCATCTTTGCCACCGTGTAAATAGTGGCATGAATACCCCATAGGATATTGTTACTATGTCTTGGTTTACCAAATTATTCGGCAATCCAGTTGACCCTATCGAACGCGATACCGCGATTACTGTCGATACCATGCCCGACGGCACGGCGAGTTATGACGATATAGGGTCGCAAAACATTGTCGACTTCAACATCATCCGCCACGATATTGCCAACCTGCCACAGACTGAAGCGGATGCGATTGCCCGCTATCGCAGCATTGCATTATCTGCCGAAGTATCTGAAGCCGTGCAAGAAATCATCAACGAAACCTTTAATGTCGACGGTGCTGAAATGGCAATGTCGATACAGTTCCATGAGAATTCTAAATTAACCGCTTCCCTGCAAGACAAGATTAAAGAAGCCTTCCATTACGTTTACCATGACCTCTTCGACTTCGACGGTACTGGCAAAAACCTGTTCCGTTCGTGGTATGTAGACAGTCGCTTGTTCTTGCATAAGGTGGTATCTGAAGACAAGACGAAGATTATCAAGCTGCAGCAGATTGACCCGCTTAATATCCGCCGATTGCGCGGCACGAAGGTGACCAATGACGGTTTTGTTGATTTGGGTAAGGAAGAAATCAAGTATGTTTATGTGCCCAACAGTCAAAAGCCGCAATTATGGGGCAAAGACTTCCAAACTCTGACTACGCTGCAATGGCAGAAAGAACGCAAGGCTGCCATTTTCCAAGAAGAAGCGATTGCCTATACCGACAGCGGCTTGGTATCTGATGACGGCAATTACATCATAGGCCATCTTCACAAGGCCATTGTGCCCTATAACAACATGAAGATGATGGAAAGCGCCATGGTGATTTACCGGGTAGTCAGAGCTCCTGAGCGCCGTGTTTTCTACATTGATATTGCAGATTTGCCAAGAAGCCGTGCCGAGAAGTACATGCAGGACTTGATTAACAAGTTCAAGAACAAGATGGTGTACGATACTAAAACAGGCGATACTATCGACAAGCGTAATATCAATTCTATGCTTGAAGATATTTGGCTGCCCCGTAGAAGCAATGGCCGGAGCACCGAGGTATCGACATTACCGGGCGGGCAAAACACAGGCGTGATTGAAGACGTCGAGTATTGCCGTGATGTTTTCTATCGCAGCCTGAATATCCCTCGCAGCCGCTTCCAAGCCGAACAATCCGTATTCAGCACAGGCCGTATTACCGAAATCACAAGGGATGAATACCGCTTCCAGAAATTCATTCAGGCATTGCGTGCCCGCTTTATTTTGGTCGTTGAAGATGTATTGAAAACCGAACTGGTATTGCGCAAGGTTATCAGCATGGAAGACTGGCCGGGTATCAAGCGCGACATCCAATGGATTTATGCCGAAGACAATAACTTCGTCGAAATGAAGAAAACAGAAATCCTTGAAGCCCGTATCGGCACATTGAACAGCATATCAAGCATGATTGGTGAGATGTTTAGCCAGCGCTGGGCGTTATCCAATATCATGCACATGACTGACGATGAAATCGAAACCCTGTTGGGCGAAGTCGAAGATGAAAAGGGGCGCGCCATAAATAATCAAGATGAACCTGTTTTCTTTGGAGACCACGATGAAACTACTTGAAGCAATCGAATATCTCGGCAATGAAAATCCCGAGAGGGAAAAGGCCGAAGCTGCCCTGCTTGACCACTTCAACAACGTGCTGGCGCAGAAAATCAACGAAGAAGCCGTTGACCAATCTGAAGCTAATGCCGTGATTGAAATTATCAACGTCGCCCGCCAGTTTGGCGGTGACGGCGAGTATGAAGACGGCGTGTTTGATATTTCATTCCGCAAGAAAGACCAAGTCTTCGATTTCTGCGATTACTTGGATGCTACCGATGCCGTGTACAGCTATGACGTACTGGTTTACGAAAAAGCCGAAGGCGCGACTGTCGAATCAGATGTCGATATCGAAGACATTGAAGATGATGTTGGCTTTGAGTATGTGGTAATCGTTTACCTCAATGAAGAAGACGTTGTTTACGGCTTAGAAATGGAAGACGATTATGAACTCAACGAAGTGAAGCGCCGTATCAAAGTCAATGCCCAAGGCAAGAAACGAATCAAGATGCAATGCCGCAAAGGCTTCAAATGGAACGGAACTACCTGCGTGAAAATTGGTGGTACTGAGTTAGCCAAGCAGCGCGTGGCCAAGCGCAAAATGGTTATCAGCAAGCGCAGCCAAGGCGCAGCCCTGAAAATCCGCGTAGCCCGCAAATCACGCAAAGCCCGCCGTTTCCGCAAAGCATTTGGCCTGTCTGAAGATGTAACGACTACCGCTAATATTGCCGTGCCAGAGCTGCCAATCGATGCCAAGCATCTGAATGAAGCTACCGATTACAGCAACAATTACTGGTTTAATCAACCGCTGGCAGGCGATGCTGGTTACTTGGTCGGCAACAGCCGTTCCCGCGATATTATCAAAATCGGCAAAGCGCCCGACGGCAAGTATCATGCAGCTGTTACCATTGCCGGGGTGGCTGGTACTCAATCCGGGGATTTGAATACAGTTAAATCCTTCATCCGCACCCGCATTCAGAAACTGGGTGGTGGCACGACCAAGCTGAAACTGAGCTATGGCAATGATGATGCCTTCAAGCTGCTCGAATGCGATTTTGAAAGCGGCGTGAAGTTTGAGCCGAGCGGCGCAAACATCAATACCCCTACTGAATAACAAACACACGCACCAAGAAACCCCGTGGGCTAATCCCATGGGGTTTAATTTTGTCTGTATTACTTCATCCCATATTACATCAAAATGCTTATACCATAAATAAATTATGTAAATGACTTTTGAAGGCTTGATACCATGAAGCTATTAGTTGAAACCGCATTGAGCGACACCTTCAACGTGTTAGAGGAAGCCGAAGGCAAATCTCTGCATATTGAAGGCATCTTCATGCAGACGAACATTCGCAACATCAATGGGCGCATCTATCCCAAGGAAACCGTTAGGGGCGAAGTAGAGCGCTATATCAAAGAAGTTGTTGATAACAACCGTGCATTAGGCGAACTTAATCATCCGAAAGACCCTACATTAAATCCCGAGCGTGCCTGTATCAAGATTGTCAGCCTGAAAGAATCCGGCGACAACTATATCGGCAAGGCCAAGGTATTGCAGCACACCCCAATGGGCGCAATCGTGGCAGGCCTGCTCCGCGACGGCGTTCAATTGGGCGTATCCAGCCGTGCCTTGGGTTCGGTTAGAAAAGACCATACTGGCACGGATATTGTACAAAAGGATTTCCGCCTGATTTCTGCAGCCGATGTGGTATTAGAACCGTCTGCTCCGGATGCCTTTGTTACTGCCTTAATGGAATCCCGCGAATGGGTTTACCAAAACGGCGTGTTGGTAGAAGCGACCGATGCAATGAAAGATACCATAAATAAACAATATAAAGCAGGGTTCAGCAATCAACAGTCCCTTGCCCTATTTGAAGATTTGGTTCGTTTGATTGGAGAAAAAGTATGTCACTAAAAGACAGCATGATTGAGTGGGGTAAGACCGTCAATCTTGGCGCTGAAGAAGTACAGCCCCTGATTGATATTGTCGAATCCGCCATGGAAGACGTGAAAGCAAAAACTGAAGCGGATGCTACTGCAGCAGCCACTGAAGCTTTTGCCAAACGTGAAGAAGAGTTAAAAGAAAGCCAGCGCGTTGTTTACGAACAACTGCAAGAAAGCGTTGATCAGCAAAAGCAAGCCCTGTTTGAAGAAGTTGCAGAGTTTGCCGACGCTACCGCTGCCCGCTTCTTGGCCGAAAACCAAGAGCGCCTTGTGCAGACCGACGAGTATGAGCGCATGCTGGCCTTGACCGAGCAGGTTAAAGCTGCCTTTGCTTCTACTGATTTGCTCGGCGAATCCGATGAGCGTGTTAAAGAGCAGGAAGAAACCAACAAGGCTTTGGTTGAAGAAAATCAGCTCTTGGCCAAACAATTGCGCGATATGCAGCATGCGCAGGTATTGGCTGAATGCACTAACGGCTTAACCGATATTCAGAAAGAGCGCGTGGCTACTTTGATGCAGCCACATGATGCTTACCAAGGCGACTACAAAGCATTGGTTGAATCTGTAATCGGTATCGTAGTGGCCAAGCCTGCCGAACCGCAAGCAGCACCGCAGCAGCTCAATGAAAGCGCCGATACCAAGACTGAAAATGGCATGGGCAAATACCTGAGCTACATGCGCGGCGCATAAATCGATTTCCTATAAATAACTTTAAAGCAACCTTTCGTTAATTTTTGATACGGAGTTAGACCATATGGCTACTTTACAAGAAAAAGCCCTACTCGAAAAATGGGGCGACGTGCTCAACGAAGGCGTGGCAATTGCCGACGAAACCCGTCGCGTTACCACTGCCGTCTTGCTGGAAAACCAGCAGCGCGATAATGCGCAGCAAATGCAACTGAACGAAGCTGCCACTACCACTACCGCCAACATTGCAAACTACGACCCCGTGCTGGTAAGCATGGTTCGCCGTTTCGCACCCCGCCTGATTGCTTACGATATTTGCGGTGTACAAGCCATGCAGATGCCAACTGGTTTGGTATTTGCAATGCGTGCCCGCTATACCGACAAGAACGGCGCTGAAGCCTTGTACAACAAGGTAGACACCGGACACGGCGGTACAGGTACTCAAAAAGACGATGCCAGCCCCTTCTTGGAAGGTTCTTACACTGGCAGCCCGAGCGCTGACGTAGTAACTGGCACCGGTATGGATACCGCCACTGGTGAAACCGCTGCATGGAAATCCATGTCAGCCACCATTGAGAAAGTTCAAGTAACTGCGAAAACCCGCCAACTCCGTGCCGACTACAGCTTGGAAATCGCCCAAGACTGGAAAAACGTGCATGGTATGGATGCCGAGGTTGAACTGGCCAACATCTTGGCTACTGAATTGATGCTTGAACAGAACCAAGAAGTAGTGCGCAGCATCTACCAAATCGCCAAACCGGGTGCGCAGTTTGCCACTACTAAAGGCACGTTCAACATCACTACCGACAGTGATGGCCGCTGGAGCGCCGAACGCTTTAAAGGCTTGCTGTATGCAATCGAACGCGATGCCAACGCCATTGCCTTAGAAACCCGTCGCGGTAAAGGCAATATCCTGATTACTTCAGCCAACGTTGCGTCTGCCCTGCAGATTGCAGGCTTGCTGGATTTCGCTCCCGCTATCCAAGCCATGAATCAGAACTTGGAAGTGGATGTAACAGGCACTACCTATTGCGGCAACATGGGTCGCTACCGCGTTTACATTGACCCGATGTTGGCGCATGACGGTTATGTAGTAGGCTACAAAGGCGCTGAAGTGGTTGACGCTGGCCTGTTCTACTGCCCCTACGTTCCGCTGCAAATTGCCCGCGTATCCGATACCGTAACCTTCGCACCGGCTATCGGTTTCAAAACCCGCTACGGTTTGGTGGAGAACCCCTTTACCACTACCAATGCTCAGGTTTTGGGCAAAAACAGCAACATCTACTACCGCAAAGCCGCCGTTGTTGGCCTGTAATTTCGCTACCTTTGCGGACATTAAACCCCTTGGATTTCTCCAAGGGGTTTTCTTTATGGCTTACGATTTAGTTCAATCCGATGCGGATTCCGTCTTGTACTTCCTCGACGATGTATCCGTTATCATCCAAGGCTTCCCAACATTCAGCGAGTTCTTCTTCAGAGTAACCCGCAAAAGCTTCCTCTACATCATCATGGGTCAGCAGGAAGTTATCATCCCCACAGGCAATCGTATCAATTACGCGGGGCAGGATATGGGAGTAAAACCAAAAGGCGCTCCCGTTCAAAAAGTTCTCAACTTGGTTCGGGCTGAAGATTGCGCTGTAGTTCATTTTCTGTTTCCCTTTCTGTTTTGTTATTTGGTACTGCCTTACTACGGTTCTTATTATACGATATATTGATTTAAATGCAATATGGGATATTGTAAAGAATATGTAAAAAGCCCGCATTAAGCGGGCTTGACTTTTCACTGTTTGCTCAAATGTTCGAGCAAGGCCATCCAGCGGATATATGGCATGGTTGAGTGGTTGGTACTGGTTACATCCGTTTCCCATCTTGATACGCTGTTCCAACTGGATACCCCAACAATCTTGGCAACTTCTTTTTGAGTCAAATTGTATTGCTGGCGGATATTGCGCAGGTTTTGCGGGCTGTAACCCATCTGTAAATCAATCATAATTATTCCTTATACATGAAAGGCTGGGCAGCTTTGTTTTTCGGGATAGGCATTTTAATCCGGCAAGGCATTACCCAAAGCTCTAAGTTGTCAAGCTGGAAGTACAAGGCGCTTCCTTTGTTGATATTCAGCATACTGTTGGTGAACGGGAAGGCTTCGCGCTTGTAAATCTGTTTACTGGTTTGCATAACCAGTTTCAACACTTTAAAATCAATCCCGTAATATCCTTCTTGGTTTGAAGAACGTTCTACAGGTTCGTATCCGTTGACTACAGGGATAACTCGGTCTAAATCAGGGAAACCCGAGATACCCGTATCAATGGGCGTGAAATGAATATCCCCCAAGCGGTAAGTACCATCCAAGTTATCCGTAAGCTCTGCAGCACCAGCGTGGGCTTTATGGGCAATTTCAACAATGGTTCGCGGGATAACAATATCAGGGAAATTTGCACCTTCGCATTTCAGGCGGGCAGCAACATGTCCATTACTGGCTTCCATGGTTTCCCCCTTGATATGAACCCCGTTCAAATAATTGCGGGTATCTTGTTTACCAGCGCAGTTCAAGATGGCTTTCAAGTGGCTAATTTCGATTTTCATCATGTTTTCCTTTTCATGGGTTATTTTTCAACACGGCTTCATTATAGCGCATATTGATTTTAATGCAATATGGTAAACGTAAAGGATTTGTAAATTTTTCATGTAAGGATAAATCCCCGCTATAATGGCAGCCTGTTAACAACCCATGGAGAACTATTATGCTGATTACGCCCGTTATGCGTCAGACATTGAATAACCATATGATTTCTGAAAGCTATACCAAAACCGAGAACGGCATGCAATGCACCTTGGTATCCGGTACAGGCTTATCGACTTCAGGCGAATACCTGTATATCAACCACGGCTTGGGCGACGACATAGCCTATGCAAGAGCTCGGGAAGAAGCCTTGTTGAAACTGGCAAACTGCGAAACCGAGATTGCCAAGACTATACTGTGGAAGCTGGATGTGACCTTAGATATTGGTTGGGCTATCCGAGCTATGAAGAGCGGCCTGCCCGTTAAGCGTAAGGATAGCAATAAGGTTATCCGGTTGGCTGAAAACGGCATGATGGTTGACGACAATGAAAAGCCGTTCTATCCCATGCAGGCCGATATACTGGCCACTGATTGGGTATTGGCTTAAAGGGGATATATCATGATTAAATTTGCCATTGATTATGACGACAACTTGTTTGTTACCGCCAACAATAACAGATATATTTGTGTATTGGCCAAAGAGTGTGACACGGCTATGCTTGGCGAATTATATAACAAAACAGACCGCGAGTTCTTTCCGTTACTGGCCGAGTTTGCCTTGGATATGCTGCACCCCAATCTGCAATACTATGGTGGCAGTTATACCCCACAGGCAGCGTTTGCCTTGGCTTACCTGATTAAAACCAACCAGCTTAAAGGCAAGCTGATATTGGAAAACGGCGAACAGATTCGTCCCCATGATGAGACCCACCCGCTTACTGCCTATCCTGTTATCAAGTTGGCAGGCCGTGGCTATAACAATCATCTGCTTTGCAATGATGACAGCCAGTATGATGTTGTTGGATTATCGGATGCTGTCGACAGGATAGCCCTGCGCCAATTGCATAGAAAGCTTTACCCGCGTTTGATGCTTGGCACGAAATCGTCAAACTGTTTAATGCTATTCATCCGTCCTGAGCTGGCAGTCTGCTTGAGAGATGACAGCGGCATCTTCCAGCCCGGCGTGGCTTATCATACGATACATTGCGATGACGAAGACCAGTGGCGCTATGCCTACACTGAAGAAGTATTGGATTTACTAGAAGCATAATAAAAAGCCTGTTGGAAATCCCAACAGGCTTTCTTACTCAACCCGATTAAGCGTTATTGCTGCCAGTTACCGCTTCAAACCAGTTTACTGCCATAGTAACAGGGAACTCTGCAATGGCGTTATTGGTAGCCCAATCCAAGTTGATTTCGCCCACGACTGTCGGGAAAGTGCCTTTAATGTTGTACACCTTCACGGTTTCACCTTCGCGGTTAAGCAAATGAACTTCTCCGCTGCCCATGTAGCTGGACGGGTTGCCCCATCCGGCCAAGGCGACGTTATCCACGTGGCCGTTCATTGCATCTGACCAAGCGGTAAACGCATCACGGGATACCATGTCGGTGTCAAGCAGGACAGTGATGTTCCAGTCGTCAAAAGTACGGTCGCCTGCGAACTTGGCTTCGCGCCCCATATAAGGCGCAATAGCCACACCCAAGTTGGAAGCCGGGATAGAAGTGGCCTTGGCGGTAAACTGCAGCTTGAAGGCTGCTTGTTGGTTGGCTACCTGTGCCGGGAAGGCCAAGATGACTTTGAACAGGTTGGGGCGCAAGCCACCGCCCTGCATATTGGCGAGAAAGTTGTCTAATCCAAGATTTGCTGCCATAGTGAAACTCCGATAATGATTGAATTGCTATAGTTTATTTATGGCTGGCCAGTGTTTGTAAAAATCAATTATTGATTTAAATGCA